CCAATCAACGGATAAATTCACATGGATTAGTACAACTATCATGCTTTACCTCCTCCGCTCCAGCATGGTATACTGGAGCTAATAAATGATCTTCTTACTGAGCCACCGTTGCCGCGGTGGTTTTTTTCCTGGTGCGAGACAATCGCCTGCTCGATCGTCCGCGTCGCAAACCACTCTCGCGCCTCTTTGGTAATGAGCTTGGCGCGCCGATCCGCATCACAGACCTCGCCGATCCAAAAAACTTCCACTGTCACCGCCTCCATCGCTTCGCGTTTTGCTCGCTGGCAAACTCCAGCATCGCTAGTCTCTCGATCTGCGTCAGAGCCATCCAGATCCGAACTGTTATGTTCATTGGCTATCGTCACCTCCTTCCTTGTCCATCTCCAGACGATGCAGCATGATGCAATCCTGGACCGTGAGCAGCTTACGGTACGGGTTGTGTCGCAGATCGCCGTTGCTTGTACGCATGATCATGTTCATTGATTAGTCACCTCCTTCCAGGATCGTTTACGAAACACTCAATATGGCAGTACAACATCGCTCCGCACCGCCAGACCTGATCACCTTGATAGATCGGCCAGCGGCATTTGCGATTAGCGCAACGTGCGATTGGCTTGTCTGGCACGGCTGTCCACCTCACACACTCTGATCCCAACGTGATCCTCCAGGCTGATCGGGTCCTTGCCTCTCGTAAACATCGTGTGCCCGATCTTCTTCTCCAGCTCTACATATCGTTTGTAGAGCTCTGGATTCTGTCTGGCACCGTGTTGCAGGTCGTTGACTGATCCCATGATGCAAAACACACAGCTGAGTCTTTCGTTCTGCCGGTACGCCCAGAACGGTTTTTGGCCGGCGTCGGAGATGACCTGGAACACCTCTTCCGTTCGGAGGTAGAATACCGGCAACCAATCCCATACATCCCGCTTCCCTGGGCAGCTCTCCTGCTTGTTGTAGGCGAGCGGTTGACGTTTCGCCCTGGCGGTCGATTCCTCAGCTCTCAGGCCCATGCAGTTGATCGCGATCGACGCGCCGCGCACTTTGAGATCGCGGCGAATGAATGTAAAGATCGGACCGCGTTTCAGATCAGACGTGCACTGTCGATAGGCGGCCGACGGCCATTTGCCCCGGGCTTCGACCATACTAAGGAAGGTTTTGTTTTCATTGCGCACAACATTGAGTTGATGAACGATGTTCGACTCGATGTGCTCAATCACACCCGGCCACTCAACTTCGCCCAGGCTGGCATGTACGACGACGATCTGGTCATGTGGCACCACCTGGCGGACCAGCGCATACATGGCCTGCGAGTCTTTACCGCCGGAGTGTGAGATGTAAAAGATCGCTCCCTTTCGGATCAGATCGTCGATTTCTGGCGGTGTGTAAATGCTAGTCAATCGTCTCACCAGCTATCGTCACCCCCTTTTTTTTTCAGTACTTCCAGAACATCCTTAAGCGCGTGCATATAACCTGTGTGATATCCTCGATACCCACCGTGCTGCTCAATATACACCCACGCTGATCTGCGCTTGAGCTCATCCCGAATCCAGTTGATCAGGGCATCTTTCACGGACTTCTCACCCACTTGATCTTCTGCGATAGGTCGCGATCTTCTCGATCGGCTCGTGACGTCCAGCCAGATGTCCGTCTACTTGTCAGCCCTACTACGAACCAACCATCGGCCTTGTAGATCGTCCCCTCGTGACCAGCGCCAATACTGCTATATGCGATCAACCCTTTGATCTCTGGCATGTGCTTGCGTATGTACTTTCTGGCCATTGCGAGTGCCTTGCTCTCTGCACAGTGCTCAGTTCCATCTACCAAGTACATGCGCGTCAACTCAAGCAACGATTGTTGGTCAAGGCTGCGAGCCGTTGGTCTGCCCCACATCATTGCACCGATCCTGTTGCCGAAGTCATCCAGTATCCAGAGTCGGAGACGTGCACCAGCTGGTGTCGACTTGAGATAATGTCTCTCGGCTAACCAACGATCGAGTTCAGTAGATTGAGAGACTTCAAGATGCAACCATCTCACCATCCGTCTTCACCTTCATCAGCTCCACATCGAGCCTTAACTCCGCCGCCCTCAGCTGATGAATCGCGATGTCGATGTGATCGGGATCCGCCTGCTCAAACTGCTGCTGGGCGACCTGCCAGGCTTGTACAGCTGCTTGGTACTCCTTGCTCAACGTCTATCACCTCACAATCAGATAAATGAGTCCTATCACGGCCCCTACTACCGCATAGATCAGCAGTGAGACCAGGCAGCCCCTAAACACCCCTACACCGTCATAGTCATCGTGCATGGCTCTGTCTCCCTCCTCCACTTTACCTTGTAGCATCTCAGCGTCGACAGCTTGATGCCGTACAGCTCCGCGATCTCCAGATCGCTGTAACCGGCAGCGCGTCTCTCATCGTAAAGCTCGGCGCTGATCAGATCCCGGCCGGCTGTGCGTGTATGGTGGCCGCGCATGGTGCGCTCCCGGACTGCGGCCATCTCGATCTCCGACGGCCAGACCACAACCGGCACATCACGGATCTCGTGCGGCTCGCCCAGATCAGCGCCGGGCGTGTAGGCTGCGAGCTGCGCCGGGTTGAGTCGCCAAATTTTCATGAGCATGTTAGACCACCTCCTACATAGATAAGCTCTGTTACTAACCGGCCATCCACCCGCTTCACCTCGCGCCGGTATCCGTCAAGCGGCGGAATCGGTGCCGCCGACCAGGCACCGGCACGATTAAGCAGTTCAGATAAACCGTGAGGGACAGGAACGGTGTGGCCGTCGATTGACATAGCAGTTATAGTGATTTGCATGTTGATTGAGCCTCCTCGATGGACTCTTTCAAGTCCCACAAATCTTGAATGGTTACATCGATATAAAAATCCAAAAATTCCTCTCGGCTAACGATAGTGTCAATGCCGTTTATCTTTATTACATAAGGCCTTTTGTAATCTTGAGCCATTTTCAAAACGCCCGCGATGTCGTCGATCTTTGTCGTAACCTCAATCTTATTCAAACCTTGCACCTCCTCACTGCGCGTATTTTTGATAGATCGCGTCGCTCACTTTGACCGGTAGACCGAAACGATCCACAACGCCCATCAGCTCAACCGTGTCGTCCAGGATCGGCTCACGGTCAACAAGCATTTCCGGTGTCATCTCGCCTTTCTTGAGCATTTTCGGGTAGCCAAAACGGGTTGACACTGCTTTGTTGGCGATGGCATTCGCTTTGATAAAATCTACCCGCGCCGGTTTCCGAAGCGATTGACGCAGTCTCTCCATCGCTGCCCTTTGGTGTTCTTTGTCGAGCATCCGGAAGATTTGGAAGCCTTCGAGGCCGGACGCTTGACGGAGTGTGCGAATGACGCCATACACCCATTTTTGGAATTGAACTGCTTCTTTTCGTCTCGATCTCATGATCACAGCGTAGATTCCAATCTCCGAAACAATCGCCACTTCCTGCTTCCCGCCCGGGGTGTCCACAATGTGGACATCCTTCTGATCGCCGTCGAGCACACGGAGCATATGCGGCGTGTGCCGATAACCGAGTGCAGTTGCGACATCAGCTGCAACGGCCCACCAGTCGCCGGCCTCTTTCTCCACGAATCGGATCTCGTGTCCGTTCCAGTTTTCGGTTTTGATGTTCACGTTGTCACCTCTCTTCCCCATCCTAATCTTGAGCATGTTTTTACTTTAAGTAAAACTATGCCGACGAAGGAACCTTAATCACATCAATGTCGACATCGTACAACTTTGCGAGAGCATAAATAACAAGCTCTTTCGGTTTGGCAATTCCGCTCTCCCACTTCATAACGGTTTGCCGCGAAACGCCGAGTTTATCGGCTACATCTTGTTGAGTCATGCCGGCATTGATCCTTAATGCTTCGAGCGACAACTGCGCAGGCATTTTTTTCTCACCACCTTCGTCATGTGCTGTACCAATAATATATTTCACTTAAAGTTAAATGTCAACACCAAAAGTAAATTTCATATGTTTACAAATTTAACTTTTAGTATATAATATAAACATTGGAGGGGATAGCGTTGAAAAATAAAAGTGCGCGTGAGGTTTTAGCCGAAAATCTTCAAAGGCTAATCGATAGTCGGAAGATTGATCAAAGGGTATTGGCTGAGCATCTAGGCGTCAGTGACTCGGCGGTGTCACAATGGTTAAGTGGCGATAAGTACCCTCGTATTGATAAAATTCAAAAAATGGCCGACTTTTTCAATGTACCGAAATCAAGAATAACCGAAGAGCAACCAACCAATCTTATTCCAGCGGGACCCAGAACCGTACCAATTCCTGTTTTAGGAACCGTCGCTTGCGGTGAACCGATCCTAGCTGAACAAAATATTATTGAATATGTGTATGAATCTCCAGAACGACTACCAGCCGGTAATCTTTTTTACCTTCGAGCCAAAGGCACAAGCATGGAACCTACCATACCTGATGGCTCACTTGTTTTGATAAGGCAGCAACCGAATGTAGAGTCAGGTGCGATCGCTGCTGTAATAGTAAATGACGACACGGAAGCGACACTAAAGCGCATAAAAAAGCAGGGTGATATGATTATCCTCATGCCGGATAACCCCGAGCACGAGCCGATTGTTATTACACCGGACAGCCCTGCTCGCATTATTGGCCGAGCGGTCCAGGTAACTCAAATACTGTAAAGGAGATATAGACGATGAGAGCAGCTCTTTACTTGAGAGTATCTACGCAAGAACAAACTGAAAACTACAGTATCGAGGCGCAGCGTGAGCGTCTCGAAGCTTATTGTAAGTCAAAAGGCTGGGTGATTTACAATGCATATATTGACGGAGGATACTCGGGCGCAAATATGGATCGACCGGCCTTGCGTCAAATGCTCGATGATTTGCCAAATATTGATGTTGTTGTCGTGTATCGTTTAGATCGTTTGTCCCGCTCCCAGCGTGACACCCTCACGCTAATAGAAGATCATTTTCTTAAAAATAATGTGGATTTTGTCTCCATCACCGAGACACTCGACACATCAACGCCGTTCGGCAAAGCGATGATCGGGATACTATCCGTATTCGCGCAGCTCGAGCGTGAGACGATCACCGAGCGGATGAGGCTTGGACAAATCAAGCGGGCGGAAGAGGGGCTAGCTGCGATGGGCGGCGACTATGATCCAGCTGGGTATGCACGGCGGGATGGTCGTCTCATCGTTAAGCCAGACGAAGCGGAGCACATCCGCACCGCGTTTGATCTTTACGAGCAGCTCCTGTCTATCACCAAAGTCCAGCGGGAGCTAAAGCGGCTGGGGTATCCGGTCTGGCGATTTAGACGTTATCGGGATATCCTCTCTAACCGTCTGTACTGTGGGTACGTAAGATACGCAGGTGAGTACTATCGCGGACAACACGAGCCGATCATCAGCGAAGAACAGTTTGAGCGTGTGCAAGCACTTTTAAGCCGGCATCGAGGGCATAACGCCCACAAGGCAAAACAAAGCTTGTTCTCCGGTCTCATCCGTTGCGGCTGGTGCGGCGAGCCGTATGTATCGTATCACACATCTAAGAGCAAGTACGGCGTATACCGATACTATATTTGCCGCGCGAAACGTTTCCCAAGCGAGTACGACCGCAAGTGCACTAATCGGACATGGAATGTTAAAAAGTTAGAAGAGATCGTGCAGCATGAGCTAGCTTCAATTACGCTCGATAAAGAGATGAGTGAGCGTAAATCAAAGAGAATAGATTACAACAAGTTAATAAAAAATGTCGATGTGAAGATCGAGCGAATATTATCGCTATACGCAGATGGGGGAATAGATCGTACGGCTTTGGATCGGCAAATCGAGAAGCTAAATAGGGAAAAGAATCAGTTGCTACACGATCAGATAAATCAAGGTGTAGTTGAAAAGAAACGAATCACTAAAGAAGAGTTAGAAAAATACCGGGTAGACCTTACGCGATCCGACTTTGAGACCAAGCAGGCGATCGTTGAAAAGCTGATAAAATCAATAACCATTAACGATAAATCCGTCTCTATTGAGTGGCTTTTTTAATTGCGAAGTCTTTACGTATTCATTACTGGCTACTGTGGGAGCAGGAAACGAGTACGTAAACAAAAAATCCCCCGCAGCGGTGCATCCGCATGTGGGGGACTAGTTAAAATTTACCAGATGAAGGTAATTTCATCAACCTTGATTCAGGTACCATTGATCAAGATTCTTCAAAAGGCCGGATCAGCCCGCTCCCATACGTCTTTAGCTGAACTGACAATCGCTCGCGCAATGACCGCTCTAATCTGAGGCTGGCTCCCATCCTATTCCTGCTTATCCAGGACCAGCCTCTTTTATCTGCCGCCTTTAGATATAAAAACCGAGATTGCACTGTTAATAATCTTGTAATATATTCTCGCCCTAGGACAAATTGTGTAGAATGGAATAGAGAAGATAAGGGTGGGAATGCAATGACGAGCTTACCAGACAGGCTTTTGGAAAAGAGTATTGAAGCGTTTATTTTGGGAATTGAAGTGTATAATAAGCCAACAATTAAATACAGGGTTGAAGGTTTTAGTTTTTTCATTTGCAATGCATGGGAGCTAATGTTAAAAGCTCATCTAATCAAAACCAAAGGAGATCGAAGCATTTATTATAAAGACAATCCACACCGTACGATCACATTAGAAAATTGCATAAAATTGGTGTTCACAAACGCAAAAGATCCTTTGCGCCTCAATCTTGAAAAAATTTTACAACTAAGAAATACTAGCACTCATTTTATTACAACGGAATACGAAATGGTTTATGTTCCACTATTTCAAGCATGTGTTCTGAATTTCTCTCAGAAAATCGAGGAATTCCATCAAATTGATTTAACCACCTACATACCGCAGAATTTCCTTACACTTAACGTCTCGATGGAAGCGATAAGCAACAGCAAAATCTTAGCCAAATATCCGGAGGAGATAGCAAACAAACTAATTTCGTTGCGCGATGAAATTTCCGAATTAAACAATATGAGGAATCCGAATTTTTCCATAGTAATAGAACACCGTCATTTCATTGTTAAGGATAAAAGCATGGCCACTTCTCTTGTTGGAATCGATAATTCCGCAGATGCTAAAGTAAAAATCGTAAAGGAAATTAAAGATCCAAATATTACGCATCCCTACAATGCAAAAAAATGCATTGAACAAATTAACAAAAGGCTTGAGCGATTAAATATAGACGTCAATCTTAATATGTTCTCATTCGGGCTTTTCGTTAAGTATTTTGGATTAAAGGGCAATCCCAGATTCCATTATGCGTACAATACCGGCTCAACCATTTTACATTCATACTCCCAACAAACCATTGATTTTATCGTAAATGAAATTAGAAAAGATCCTGAAAATATTGTCCTCAACATTAAAGAAAGCCTTAAAGTAAGAAGAGACGAAACCTAGCCACTAAATGGTTCGGAATCGTCTCTTTTTTCGGATAACCCCAGGGGCAAAGGAATTCTAAACGCCTTACATCGTCTACTCCCATTCGGGAACCCAGCCTTATCCTTCACGGGTTATCCTGCTAATATCATTATACAGTAAGCCATAAAATATGCCAAGAAAGATAAAAACCCCCCGCCCAGCACACAGCCGAGCGGGGATCGATCATTTCTGGGCTCCGAATGCCCGATACAGCATCGTCCAAAGCTCCTCGCGCGTCACCGTGTCCTTCGGACGTGTGCCGTCCGTGATGCCACGGCTAATTGCCCAATCGCGAGCCGCACGCGCCCACTCGGATACATCGTCAGTCGCCGTATCCTGTACAGGTCGTTTCGGTTTCAGCCCATATGTCTCCACAATCCCGGCAGTTATGGCCTCCGCGCACTTTCGGCGGTAATCATCCGTTTTCAGCAGTTCACACTCCTGTCGATTCGTCATGAACCCGCACTCGACCAAAATCGCCGTGCATTTTGTTTCCCGCAGCACATGAAAATCTGCTGCTTTCACACCGCGATCCGGGCGACCAGTCGCACGTATGAGTTGCCGCTGAACGGCGTTTGCTAGCGCAACAGCCGGTGCCGGTCGGCTGGTGTAGACGTATGTTTCGATGCCTTGTGCTGAATGCCAATTCACACCGTCGCCGGCGGCGTTCGCATGGATCGATACAAACAGATCGGCTTTCCATGCATTTGCCCGGTCTGTGCGTTCTTGAAGCGGCACGTCGCGGCTGTCATCATGCGTCATGAGTATTTCGATGCCCTCATAGCCGCTGAACAGCTTGTCGGCCACATACCGGGCAACTGCGCTGTTGAACTGATACTCGCGCAGACTACCGTCCGGGCTGCGTTTTCCGGGCGTAGAAAACGAGTGCCCGGCGTCAATGGCGATTCGCATTTCCTACATCCCCCTTTCCTCGCAGCACCTCGACGGCCTGTCGGAGAACAGGCGGGATCGGGACACCCAGCTGACCGGCATTTTCGATCAGACTAAGCAGCTCCCCTGCCAGATAAAAAAAGATCGCTGCATCCCGGATCAGATGGGCGTCTCCGATAATCGTATCCAGCAGGTGAGCAACGGCTACAATGACCAACGTGCCGATCTTGCGCGTTACGCCTAGCCATAGCTCCTTG